CCGTCAATACGACCAACTCCCAGACCGCCAACAACGTCCTCGACGCCGGCGGTACGGGCTCGACCAACACCTCGATGTGGATTCACGTGTGGGGCTCCGACACCGCACATGTGACATTCCCGAAAGGCAAGATCACCGGCCTTCAACATCGGGACATGGGCGAATGGCCGGTCCTCGACACGGCGGGCAACACCTACCAGGCGTACCGCGACCACTTCAAGTGGGAGATTGGCTACGTCCTCCGCGACTGGCGCTATGTCGCCCGCATCGCGAACATCGACATCACCCAGCTGACTGGCGTCTCGGCCGCGAACCTGATCAACTTCCTGGTCCGCGCTCTGTACCGCCTGCCAACTGCACCGGCGTCCGCCACGTCCATCCAGACCTCCGACACTCCGCAGGTCAGGGCCAACATGGGCCGGACGGTCATCTACTGCAACCGCGTCATCCGGACCTACCTCGACCTCCAGGCGATGAACAAAACCAACGTTCTTCTCCGCATCGAGGAGTTCGACGGGAAGCCGGTGACAACGTTCCGCGGGCTGATGATCCGAACCTGCGACGCCATCCTCAACAATGAAGCAAGGGTAACCTGAGCCATGATCCTCGACGCCTTTTTCGAATTCACTACAACGGTGGCACCGTTTCAGGTGCCCAATGCCGCAGGCACTACGCAGATCGGCCCTGGGACCGGCAACGTCCAGCTGATCGATCTGGGCCTCGGCCTTCAAACCACCTCCAACCCAACTGGCCTTGCCATTCCTGGCGTGGCCGCAGGTGGTGGTGCGAGGGACCTTGGCGTTGGCGACGCTCCGTCGCTGAAGGTCTTGGTTGATGTGGTTGGCGGCTTTACCTCCGCCGGCACCACGACCGCTCAGATCATCATCGAGGGCGCTCCGGATAACGGCTCCGGTGCTCCGGGCTCGTTCTCGACCTTCATGTCGGGCCCGGTAATCACCACGGTGAACGCCGGTGTTCAGCAGCCAGCTGGCGCAGCGGGCGGCCGACTGTGCGATCTCGACCTCCCTCGCCAGCCTGAGGGAACCCCGATGCCTCGGTACCTTCGCGCCTCGATCATCACGACAGGGACCGGGACCGGCAACCCGAATACCCTGATCACAGCCGCGATTGTCCTCGATCGTATCGACCAGCCTTGGGGTGCTACCGGCGTTATGTCCGGCTACGTCCCTGGCGTCACGATCGCCAACTAAGGAGCACCGCCATGCACCTGCGCCTTCCACACGTAGTGCTTGGCAGCCTGGTAGCTCTCGGCCTTATGGTCGGGAGCTACCTTGCCTATGCCCAAGTCTCGGGCCTCTTCGGCCCGCTGTTCGGCAACGAAGTCATCCAGGTGGCCCAGGGTGGCCCTGGAGGCTCGAGCTTCTTCACGACCTCCGGCCGTATTTCGAATGGCCGTAGCTACGCCTACTTCACGACCTTTCCGAACGCCTCGTTCACCATCGGTGCCAATCCTGTGGCGCAGACGACGGTCAATTCGTCGGGGGTGGTCACCGGCGGGATTCTGGCGTTCAACGTCACCAATGGCTCGGCCATTACCATCACGATGCCTCCATCGGCCTCGCTGCTCGATGGGGAGATCATCGCGATCTGCAACGTGACCGCGGCTGCGTGGGCCGCCAATGCCGTGACTGTGGCCGCGAACACCGGCCAGTCATTTGTGGGTACCAACATCCAGACTCTAACCACCCTTGCAGCTAGCACCTGCAACAAGTGGTTCTGGAACTCGCCCGCGGCTACGTGGTTCAACGCTGGCGCGAGTGCAATGTGATGGCCAAGAAACCCAAGCCTAAACCCAAACCGCCGAGGCCGTACTGATGAAAAAGCGTTATGGACGACCAAGCTTGGCGACAAAGAGATTTGTCGACTTGCTCATCTGGACTTTGTTTCTTGGGGCGATCATTTTGGTCGGGCTCACGGATCGCAGCCCGGCCCAACTAGGCCCTCCGAACCAAGTCCAGTGCAACCAGACCGCGCCCTTCACGGGGACCGGCGCCTCTGCAACCGTCATCACCGGCGTTGCTGGCAAGACCATCTTCTTCTGTGGCTGGCACATCACCAACACCGCCGCCACAGGAACCTTCGCCATCTCGGCGGGGACCACTGCCACATGCGGTACCGCCACAGTCACGATCACGCCCACGATGTCGGTGACGTCAACCGCTCCGTCGGCGGATCACATTGAGTTCGCGTACTTCAGCGCCGCTCAGGGCGCCAATGTATGCGTAAACGCCACGGTCACCACGGTGACAGGGGTGTTGTTCTTCAGCATTGTATAGGAGGCCCTATGGCCAGATGGAAACTTGTTGAGCCCCACTACCTGATGGTGCCTGAGCACTACTGGGAGCAGATGGAAACCGACCGCGACACGGGCCGGCAAAAGCGCAAGCAGTATCCGGTCCCGACGCACTTGAACCCGAAGGACCCAAGCGACTGGACGCATAAGACTGGCCTGGACGTGACCCGGGGTGGCGGCGTTCATGCGGACGGCGATATTATCGTCTCGTGGGCCGAAGGTTACAAGTACATCCGTGAGGTTGAGGGAACTGCGGAGGAAGACTGGCCCATCTATGAATGCAAGGTCGCCCCCACGGATCGCTTGGACCTGATCTTCGAGGGCCCGCCCACTCCAGGGATGGAGCCAATCGACGATGAGGCCACGGCCATTCAGGCCCAGTTCTCGTGGACCGACCCGCAGAAGGACAAGTACTTCGGCATGACCTTCGCTGAGCGGGTGGTCTTTGACGCGGTGACCAATCGCGAGAGCAACGACGTGGTCGCGATCCAGAAGCTTATGGCTGAAACTCTTCAGGCCCTTGTGGCCTCTCAAGCACAGACTAATGCGCTCTTGGCGCAGCTAGCGGGCCAGCGGAGGGTATGATGATCTCGGCAAGTGGTCGGCAAACGATAGGCCCGGCGTCAGGCGGGAAGGTCTTTCCCTTCAACGCCATTACCAGCGCCAACAACACGACAGTGGTGGCGGCGAATGCGCAACGGGCCAAGCTGACCTTTGCCAACCCTGGGACCATTACGATCTACGTGAGCCCATTGAGGGATGCGAACAACGCCGTCTTGACCCCGACGACCGCTGCCCTTGGTGGGACCTTTCCCATCTTTGGCGGCGGGGTGCTGACCTTGGAGGGCGAGATTCAGGGCGCCTGGCAGGCCCTCGCTGCCAGCGGCACGACCAATCCCTTCACCGTGAGTGACTCGAATGTCTAGATGGCTTCTTGCGCTAGCGCTGTGTCTGGCCTCGTCGCTTGCGCTTGCGCAGGGCTGCGGGCCTACGAACCCGAACTGCATAGTCCCTGACCGGCCGCTTGGGGATATTTCTAATGCCGCTGCCAATACTCGGTTTGTTGCTCAGAATGCTACTCCGGCTGTCAGTGTTGTAGGATTCGGGGCCAAGTGTGATGGCTCAACTAACGACTTTGTGGCGATTCAGACCGCGATCAATGCTGGGTCTGGTACACGGGTCGTATTTCCAGCCGGGACATGCACTGCCGTACTACCTTCGGCGACCAGCCTTGCGACACTGGGGGCGAATACGATTATCGAAGGCCTCGGTAAAAACACTTCGGTTTTAAAACTATCGCTTACTGGAACAAGCTTTGCGACAGCTTTTTCCTTATCGAATTCGCACGTTATCTTTCGCAATATTACGATTCAGCTTAATGGCGACTCCACGGGGACACAGAATGGAATTTTGTTTGGGCTTTTAGCAAGCGATCTGAAGTTTCAGAACGTTAGTCTTACCTCTAACGCTGTCGAAGGTGTCCTGATCGGCGGAACGGCGACGAATGCCGACACCGTCAAGGTCATCTTCACATCGTCCGCTTTGGCAGGCTCTCCAATCACGATCACATCCACAGTCTCGGGTGGGCAGACGACGGCGCAAATCGCTACTGGATTAGCAACGGCCATCAATGCCAACGGAACAATTTCCGGTGCTGGTATCGTCGCCACCGCAACTGGGTCGTTCGTTAGCATTGCTCAACCCGACACGCTTGTTCCACAAGCCTCCTATACTACGCAAGTGACCGGCGCCGCAACCGAAACGATGACGATTGGGCCGAGCGTTACAAGTATTGTGTGGAATATCCCGCAGACGAGCGCAGAGGTGAGCGATTTTTTGGCCGAAAACGCTGAAGTCTCGGGGTGGAACTATTCGCTATTGAAAGCGAACGCGACCACCACAACCAATCGACGGTTTGTTTTCCGTGGTGGGTTCTATAACCAAATAATCACCGGGGCGGCGAATATCAATAGCCCTGCTGGTATCTTTGACCGTCTTGTAATCGAAGGTCTTCATATTGGCCAGGTTGGTCTGAACAGCACTAATGATCTGCCAGTTTCCTTGTCCAATGTCACCAACGCGACGATCATTGGTAATGTGTTAGAAGGTACATATGATGCTAATGCGATGCACTTCGAGGAAAACTCGTCGGGCTTGACGGTATCTGGGAATGTAGTGCAGCAGGCGACGTCTACTGGCCTTGGTGCTGGCTTTGCTGGATCGTGCATGTTTATGATCGATAACAACGTTGGAGGTGGTGGGTTTAAAGCAAATAACGACGTTACGATAACCGGAAACACCTGTCGAACGGCGAACACAAACCAAAGTGGATATGGTATTTTCGGTGGTGTGACGTCGGTTGTGAACCAACGGTGGACCATCGCGTCAAATGTGCTTTCTGGATACGCAGGCGGGGTGAACCTTGCCGCTGGCGGCTTTAGCTTGGTGGGAAATTCCTTTGTCAACTTTACGGCGGCTGGCACTGGCATAACCATAGCCGGAACTGCAACGGCAGGGATTGTCTCGGACAACACTGTTAGAACGTATACCACCGAGTTTGCCAACTCTGGAACTGGCATTGAGGGCATTCCTGCGACCTTTACCCCAGCGTTAACGTGTGGAACTGCCACATTTACCACGTCCAGCGCCCGCTTCAAAACTCTTAGACATACGACTCAGGCGGCCTTGGATTTCACCATAACTGCGATTGGCACATGTGGAAATCTCATTAGCTTCACTTTACCAAACACCGCCAACTCGGCGGCTGCGGTTAATGGACGTGAGGTTGCATTGAACGGCAAAGGCATGAGCTGTACTGCAACGGTTGCTGGCGGTACCGCGTCGTGTAGTAAGGCCGATAATAGTGTGTTCCTTGTAAATGAACGATTCAATGTTAGCGGCATTTACGAGAACCAGTAAGGGCCTACAATGACCGTCTCCACAACCCTCAACAAGATCACCTACCAAGGCAACGGCTCGGCGACGGTCTTTCCGTTCAGCTTCGCCGTCCCTGCTGGCCCGAACCCTGGCATCCAGGTCTTCTTCACGGACGCCGTAGGCAATGTCTCGCTAATCAACCCCGGCCAGTACACGCTGATTATCAACGCCGTCTCTGGTAACAACCCAACGCCAGCCGGCGGGTCAGTGACGTACAATCCTGGTGGTTCCCCTATCGCCGCTGGCACGTCACTGACTATTATTCGAACCTTGTCGCTGAGCCAGCTGACCTCCCTCGCGAACCAAGGCACCCTTTGGCAGCCGGTGACCGAGGCCGCGCTAGACTTCGAGATGATGGCCAGCCAGCAGATTTTGGAGATTCAGAACCGCGCCCTGACTGTGGCGGTGAGCGACCCTGCGCCGAGTTCGTTGCCGGCCGTGGCCGCAAGGGCCAATCTTTTCATGGCCTTTGACTCGTCTGGCAATCCAATCGCAACCCAGCCCGGCGGGGCCAACACTCCGATCTCCGCGGCAATGGTGCCTGTGGTGACCGCGGCCACTTTAGCCGCGGGCCGTACTGCCTTTGGCCTTGGCACAATGGCCACGGAGAATATCGGCGCAGGGCTCCAGGACAACGGGGCCGGGGCCGTTAGGACCTTCGATCAGATCGTGGCGGACTCGTCGAACCAGGCTGTGACCTCGGCCTTCCACTCACAGATTCGCGCCGCGACCGGCGCCCTGACCTACACCCTCCCGCTGACCTCGACGTTGTTCAACGGCTTCTTTATGTGGGTCTATGCCCTGACCGCGGCCGTGACGATGGCCGTGAACGCCGCGGATAAGTTCTCTGGGGGTTCGACCGGCGCCAGCTTGATCATTCCTGCCGGAACCCAGGCCTTTATCGGCACTGACGCCGGGGGCAATTGGTTCCTATCCGCCGCGCCGACGCCTGGTGGGTTTGTCAAGAATCTCCAACTGAACGTGTCCCTGGCTGCGAACGCCATGACGATTTCGGTCAAAGACCGAAATGGCAACGACCCATCGACGGCCTCGCCGGTATTGGCGGCGTTCCGGGATGTCAATGCCGTACAGGGCGATCCGGTCCTGCGGGCAATCACCACCCCACTGTCAATTACCGTCCCAGCCGGCGCCAGCCTTGGGACCGTCAACGGCATTGCGAGTAAAATCTGGGTCGCCTGGTTTGACAATGCCGGAACGCCTGTGCTTGGCGTGTACGACGCTGTGAATGGAACCAACGTCCTTTCATGGGACGAAGCGGCCCTGCCCACCGGTACCGCTATCTCTGGCGGTTCAACAACCTCAACGACCTGGTACACGGCCTCTGGCGTCACCGCCAAGGCTCATCGAATTCTTGGCTCCGTCGAGTCCACCCAGCCCACCGCCGGCCAGTGGAGCACGGCCATAACACGGCTGCAGCTGTTCGGTCCAGGGGTCAAGAGGCCTGGGGACGTAGTCCAGGAAGGCTCAGCCCTCACGGCCTTGGACACGACCTCCAGCGGCACGTTCGTTGCTCTGACCAACTCTAGGATCAGCTTCAATGTCCAGAACCAATGCGATCCCATTCGCATTGAGGCCTTTAGCAACATCACTACGCCAAATGGTTTCACTGCGTCGACACAACTATCTCGTGGTGTTGTTAACAATGCTGGGCTGATTGGAAGCATAGCGTTATTCAGCAACCCTGCTGCATCGCCTATATCGTCAACGGTTTCGAATGTGGCATATGACCTGCCGAACGTGGTTGGGGCTGTAACGTACGCTGTTCAAGGCAAAACCTCTGGCGGTACTTTGACCTACACCACGAACGGAAGTGCCATGATAACAATCAAGGAGATCGCAGCCTGATGGCTACGGTTATTAAAGGGCCGAAGTCAGTTCTTTCTGGCGGTGGCGCCGCGAACCTCATGGCGGCCGATAAGGCCAAGGTGGGGATATTGAAACGAAAGTCCAAGCCCAAACGGCGGACTGATGCCGCTGTAGTGAACAGAGGAAAGGAAAGCCGTGGCTGAAGAAGAGCAGAAGCCCATGCATGGAGCTGAGGTCTATCTCGAACGCATCTCACGCGAGATGACCACTATGCGAAAGCTCATGTCCGAACTCGTGGCCTTCCACCGCGACGCGGAGAAGGAAATCCCCGAATACATGCGGCGGTTTGCCAACTACATGCATGACCTCCACGATATCGCCTACATGTACTCGGAGATAGGCCAGGAGCCCCCGGTGTGGATCAAAGATGAAATGATGCGGTGCGATGATCGGTGTCGGCAGCTGCTGAAGAAGGAGCACACCGACGGAGCATTCAAGGACATTCGCGCGGAGATGGCAGAGGATGAGCACAATCGTTGGGACCACAAGAAGGCCCTGACCTTCAACAAGGAAAGGCATCCAGGATGAAACAAGGCAAGGCTACTCGGGACGTCGATGAGTCTTGGAAGCGGGAGCCAATCCCGTACAAGATCAACCAGAACTTCCCCTCGCAAATCGGAACTGCGATCGATCCTGCGGCACCGGAGGCCATGCGGCTAGCTGGTCGTGGGCTGCATCCGGTTCCGAATATCGACTTCACCCTTGAAGGCCCCGGCGCGGGACGGGATGGGGGCCCGCCGGGCTCTGCGATCAAGAAGTCCGGCGGGCAGGGGAGGTACTGATGATTATCGTCAACAACCCTGCGTATCCGCAGTGGGTCCAGGCTCGACTTGGGTACGCCGAGCCTAGGGACGGCGACCCGAAGAAGAATCAGTTTCTGCAAGATGACGGCTACGCAGAAACCGATCCACTGAAGTGCCGTCAGAGCATTCTGAACAAGGGTGTCCAAGGGAGATTCTGATGGACTTCAATGAAATCTATACCCTATTTGCCGTCATCGAGAAGGCGGCTGCGCATGGGTCAAAGTACGCCAACATTATCGCAGCGGCACAGGCGGAGTTGGACAAGCACAATGCGCCGCCAGCACAGGAGGAAGAGTAATGGCGAGGGACATCCTGTCCGAGTATGGCCCTGAGCGGCGGATCGTCTCTCGGGGGTCGAACCAAGGCCGCGATCAGCGGGACGTGAACAACTACCAGCCGCCGACCAGGGTTAAAACGCCAACGGACCCGAAGGGCCCGGGCCTTCACGGCGACAACTTCGACTACTGCGGAACACAGGAGCGAACGTCGGTCAGCGCTCAGAGCTCTGGAGGTCCTGGGCTTGGCGGTGACTCTATTCGACCCGCCGGTCAGCAGGGGAGACGGTAATGTTTAAATGGGCGCTTGCAGGAGCCGCTACGCTCCTTCTTCTATCGGCCTTGGCTTGGTCCCAGGTCGTCTCATGCGGAGTGACTTGTAGCCAGTCCAACCTGCTCGCGAGCATCAACAACAATATCGTCTCTGGCCGACAGAACACCGCCGACCAGGTCAAGCAGCCTCTGTTTGACATCGTTAACTCGATGAACATTCAGGGGTCTG